TTCACCGGCGATCTCAGTGTGCTTCAAACGAACGAAGCTGTCACTGGTACCCGCATTTGTAGCCAAAGCATCAAGTGATTCAAGTACATCACGATTACAGTAGATAGCAATCTTACCACCAGCTACGCGACGGTTCTGCAACTTGTAATATGCTTTACGCATAAAGTCATACAATGATACTGAACCTGCTTGCATCAATGATACATCAATATTTGCAATACGTGATACATAACGCCAGTCACGAACAGCAAGACCAACATGCCAAGTGAACATTTCTTCTTTAGCATAGTAAGCATTACCAGAACCATCAGTAACACGTTGCTCACCCATGTCTTCACGCGAAACACCAGCTTTAGTACCTTTAGGGAAAAGAAGATTACATTGATTATCACCCCAGGTAACGAACCAAACTGAAGTGTTATCAGAACCTGTACCGCCACCGTCAATGATTTGGTTACCGTTTGAGGCATTTAAGTCGTTGAATCGTGGAGCAAAACCCATGAACTCTTCTGGATCTGACGCAGTGTTACCGTAAATCAATTTTGTAGCAACTTCGTTAGACATTGCTTCAAGATATGATTTAGCTTCAGATAAACGTACCGCACCTTCATTAGTAGATAAAGTCAACAAGCGTTTGTCAATGGTGCTAAGACCTTCAACGAAACCAGTTGTATCTTCCACTTGAGCAGTTTTACCTTTGCTATTTGGGATACCCTGATAGAGTTTACCCCACGTAACACTTGGTAAACCAGAACGCACAGTGTGCAGGTGAGTTGTACCCTTATTGCACTCGACTGCAATTGCATCATCAAGCATAGGGTTCATTTCCATCAGCATTTCAATGATCGGTACAAACTGACCGCGACCATCTTGCTGTTTATAAATGTCGATTAAATCGACAAAAGTATTTCCTAAAGTAGCCATGATATACCTCTTAGTATTTAAGAATCATTTGGATAAAGTATCGACACTGCATCTTCAGCCTTAGTCGGTGTACCACCGGTAGAACCCGGTACATCTTCCTTCAGCGTCTGACCCACTCGAACCATGAACCGGATGACTTCAGGGTGGTTACCCACACCGTGATCTTCCAGCAGCTGTTTCAGTTCTGACGTGCCATATTTAGAAATAGCGGATTGTGCAATTTTGACATTCTCATCGAACTTGTCTCCACCGAACTCACCGTCATTTTTGGATAAGTCACGCCAGTCACTTTTCAGCTGGTTGAAGTCATCGATTTGCTTCTGTGAACCCGCCTGGACTTGTTTTGCCTGAAAATCAATTAACTTTTGAGCTTGTTCCTGAGTCAACCCTAAGTCTTTAAACATCGGTGTTGCTTCAGTAAGTAGAGCTTCATCAAGTTGCATTCCTTCAGGTAAAACAAAGTCGGCATAGGTGTCAGGAACCACATCACTACCTTCTTTACCAGCATCTTCAGCAGCTGCATCAACAATAGCTTGTGCGGCTGCTTTATCTTCAGCAGATGATTCATCACCTGCATCAAGAATAACTTGTGCGGCTGCTACATCATCTTCAGCTGCACCCGTGTCACCGGTATCTGTTAAAACTGTTTCAGTACTACCTGTATCAGCAGTACCCGTATCGCCTGTTTCCGTTTCAACGCCAGTGGTTGAACCACCTGCATCATCACCTGCATCATCATTGCGATATTTACGAGCTAATAACATTCTGTATGTAAACATTTTATATCTCCGTCACCTTGTTAAATAAATTCCTCAGCTGTCGAGGCTTTCCTTAATCATTTTCAAGTAATATTCCGGTGCAGCTTCTTTAATTTCACGTTCAAGCCGCAGCCCTGCATCTCTCATTCCTGAATTATAGCCTGATTGCACAGGGTCATTGTTGAATATACTCTCAAAAACACTGCAAGATTGCAAATGACCCCATATAAACTCACGACCACCTTCAGTTCTCATGATGTTCTGGATAGCAAGTTTACCTGAATCATTCTTTTCTTCATCACTCATTATGATACACCTGCATTTTTCATTGTTCTGCCCAGCATATTATCTTCATCTAAATCAGTTTCAGATGCTGTTTTAGCCATATTCGCCATGGCTTCACTACGCGCCATCATGTCCGCTTGTGCTTGTGCCTGTGCTTCAGCAGCAGCCAATGCTTCAGCTTCATCATCACTGCGTATAAGTGCCGGATTAACACCGAGCGATTCAGAATAATCATCAACCGCCTGGTTAGCATCAATCTTATGACGTGCAGCTGGCCAAGTCTGGGCAACAGCACCAGTGAACTCAACAATGCGGTCAATGGCACCAGTATTCACTAAACGTTGTGCCTGTGCCAATACTGACACATATTCCACACTAAGTTCTTTATTCTGTAATTCTGGTGGTGGTAATGGTAATACACCGTTGCGTTGCAGAATATTGAATGTTCTATCAATCAATGGATCAAGTAACTCAGTATGCAGACGCTCAAGAACAGGACCTAACATCAACAACTTTTCTTCATGTTTCTCAGCAACTTCACGTGCAGTTATCTGACGACGATCAGTATTGGCAAGCATTAAGAACAAATCTTCATAGAATGCACGTTGTATTCTGTCTTCTACGTTCAATATCTCTTCTTTAATCTGACCGATTTCAGGACGATAGTTCTCATAAATACTTCTTAATCCACCATTATTAGCATTTTCATGCCACACAATGTCATTAGGTCCGAGCTGATTACCCTTCAGTTTATTTTTTAATGCAGATGGTCCCTGTAACGGTGGACTGACTAATTTATCAATTGCCTGATACTTGCGTCGTTCACCCAGTTGTAGTGCTTTCGTATCACCTAGTGCAGTGATACCAGGGCAATCAGTTGCATAGACATCTTCACCGGTGACATCCCAGCGTGGTGCTACTATGGGGAACTCATCAAAACCTGATTCACGTAAGAAATGGTCTTTATCATCACGTGTACTACGATCTGCTTCATAGTAAACAGAGCGATAAGGTTTATCTGATGCTTTGACGCTCGTATTATCACGGTCATCATTTGGCTCAATAGCGTGGACAATTTTCACCCATGCTTCAGTATTACCTGATTCCCATTGTTTTTTTACAGAATCGCTGACGTTATCAATACCGAACTGTTTAATGACCTGAGCAACACTGAGTTCATACTCACGATACATCGTATCCGCTACATTCTGGCCATCCATCCCTAGCATATAACTACCGATAGTGTAGGGTTTACACCAAATGACATTCTCGAAATCATGGAAAATACCCATTGCAGCTGTGCCAAATACGCCTAGTTCAGAATACAACTGATGCAGTGAATTATAGGTATTTGATGCTGAGAATACTTTGTACATCGTTTGCTGTACTTGATGTAACCATAGTTTCACATTACTACTGTCATCAAGCTGCTTGTCACCGGTTGATAATCTGAACCAGGGTCTTGCAGGTGATGTGATACCTGACATCATCCCTGATGCTAATGTACGAGAAGATAACCGTGAAGTATTGTTGATTTGTTTCGTGTTGCGTTTATAACCTTTATTGCGATCAGAGGTCAGGAATCGCCCACGATGTGCCAAATGATAATCTGAGCACTCACGCCACAACGGGTAAAATGTTGACCGTTCAGAACGTAATGCTTCAAGTCGCTTATTGTAACTTTTAATTGTTGGCATTATATTTCCTCACCCCATTCAATACTTACTTCAGCAGCTATATTTGTTCCAGCTGTACATGCAATCACAATATGATCACCGTGTATAAGATAAAAATCTATTTTATCTGGTGCTGGGTTATCTTTTATGAGAGTCTGACCAGCAGCAGGTTTGAAAGTAGAGAACGGTGCAAGCTTAGTAAAATCAAGGTCTGAAAAAGTTATATTAACTTCAACAAAACTACCCTCCCTGTGCGCGTCCCATGAACCGGCCGTTATAGCAGACGCATCACGCGTTTGATATATTTTAAATGTTGATTTCTTATCAGCGGTAACTGTTACTCTAGCTAAGTTTATATCTCTTGTGTTTGTTTTTCCATTGGGAGCTAATAAAGGATTCCTTAATGCTATTACTCCTCCACCAGTTCCACCAGATGTTACTGATCTATCTGCTGAATGTTCACCATATTGCTCTCTATCTACAATACCACCTTCTGACGATACATCTGCGCATCCGCTCCATAAGCTAACTTCTTGAGTTATGTTTTCAGCATGGTAACTAACACTCATAGCAGGGTTACGAAGTAGCACAGCTTCATCAAGCGAGTTCAAAAAATTCATTTCGTGAACTAACTCAGGATACCCAGTAACCGGATTAGCTGCAAAAAATCTAACAAAGCCAACCCCACGCCACTGAATTTGTATGTCGTAGTTATTACCTACTGTTATATCTATGTTAAAAGGGAATGTTATTAATTCTTCGATTTCAATATTATCATTTAAAACACAAGCATATAGTTTACCGTCACCTTTTGTTTTAAAATAAACACCATTCTCTTCACCTACTATAACGCCTGCTTTTAAAATGCCATCTAATGAAGCATCTTTAAACCCAACAGAAGCCGCCCACTTTATACCGCGATCCGGTTGATAGCGTGGATGCCTACGACTTTCTACGATACATGAATTACCGGCTGATGCGCCTGATTTTAAACTTAAAAAACCGTTTACAGAGGTTGCTCTTGTTGACAATGAGTTAACCACCTCTGGACCATCTTCCTCAATGATCCACATATACGGTGATACATCAAATGTAAACAGACCATGAAATAGTGATTTATCAAAACTTGTTTTCTGTACCCCCCAAGCATCCTTATTAATTCCAACTCCTGCTATTACAGGCATTGGTGCAGTCTCACTCACAATCAATGATGAAGTATCAGTAACAGCTAAAGCCCATACATTTGTATCAATCGAATTAAACGGCAATGGTGCATCTTTGCCACTGAGCGAATGAAACACAGCGTTACCGACAGCCGGTTTTAACTCACTCAGTGTGATACGCACAGAGTCACGAAGACACTGCAACACCATAGGATTGAATGCGGTGTTAACTTTCACATACTCAGTTGTACTCAGATTAACTTTTACAGTTGGCATATTATGAGCCTAATAATGTTTTCTGTGCTACTGCACCGCCGTCTTGTATACCGCGGGAAGTAGTTAAAATTGTACTACGTCCAGTGCCGCCAGCAGCAGCAGCACGACGACGAGCATCAGCTTCACCCGTCCCTCTTCCTGCTGGTGTTGTAGGTAACTGTGCAGCTTCAGGTGCACGTGGTGGTGGCGTTGGTGCCGATGGTGATCCTCCACACATAATAATATCCTCATTAAGTCATTGAATTACTTTGATAATAGCATATTACATGTATTCACTGTTATCAAGCTGTGACAACGGGTCATAATCACCGCCGATGTCTTTACTACGATGTGGTACCGCTGCATCCATTAATCCACGTTCATGCTCAAGTTTCGGCACATGTTGTGCAAATGTTAGATATAATGCATCAGCCCAATCAGGTGACACACCGATACGTTTCTTCATACTGGCTTTATCTTCAAGAACTAATCTGTCTTTCTTGTCATGCCAGTAATCACGTGATGTCAACTCTTCTTCAAGCTGTGGATCATCGACAATTGAACCGCCTTCCATCAACCATTGACGACATCTGAAGCCCATCTCAGCTGTTTTATTAGAATAATGTTTCTCATCATCAGCATTCCAACCGAAACCCATACCAATAACGTGATAACCCAGCTGCACAAGTCTATCAATCATCGGTCCACCGATACCTGTCTCATCAAGGAAGGTGACATCGGGTTGATGTCGATCCAGTATCATTGTGATTTTTGATATCACTTTCATACTGTTACGTGACTTCTCGCCGGGTATTCTGTACGTCTTCTCAGATTTGGCATCCTTACCACGTCGAAATACAATCATGCAATTATCATCGCCGCCGCGTGCAACATCAATACCACAGATAAGAGGATCATCACCCATGTATCGACCAGGACCGCGTTTCTGTGCATTGAACACGTCATCACTGGGAATGAACTGAGTATCGCCGGCACGTGGGAATCGACCAAGTACACGTACTCTGAAAAAATCTGAATCTTCACCCCAGTCATCTTCCCACTGTTTAATCAATTTTTTATTGGTCATCTTAGCAGTGCGACTGTCAATCTGACGTGTTGACCACCGGTGTTTACTTCGATTGAAACATTCTCTGAACTTACCAGTGTTACGTGTGGGGTTACCATAAACAAAGAACATCGGCTCACCATCAGTCAAGCCACCTTCAGCAACTTCCCATATTTTATCAGGTACTGCTGATGCTTCATCGAAAATATAGAATGGTGTTGAACTAGCAGAATGTAACCCTGCAAATGCTTCTGAATTCTCTTCACGACATGTCTGAGCATCAACACGCCACGACTCAGGCCATGACTTGTGATACAACGACATAGAGCCACGACCGTTATTGTATTCAAACCAATGGCCCACAAGGCAACGTGTTCGCCACTTACCGAGTTCACCCCATGTTTTAGTGCGTAATTGGTCTGATGTGTTTGCTGTGACGATACCCTTGGCGTACGGGCGTGTAGACATTATCCATAATATTTTCCAAGACGTGAGTGCTGACTTACCTATCCCATGACCTGACGCTGTTGCCTCACGAATCGGATCAACAGGTGTCACACCGTCGAAGTTATTCGCTTTTACTGATTCACCGGTTGCAATTAAGTCCGCTTTCTGCCACTCGTCAGGACCATCGAACCCTTCAAGCTCACCATATCCCCAGTCAAAGGCCCACATGACCCACCCATACGGATCAGCATAATATTTTGAGCATTCATCGGCTAAGATAAGATCGATTTGTCCAACGGCATATTCACCGCTGGCAGTCATTGCAGATTTGGTTGCTGTCATTTATCTAGCTTACGTTTTATAAAATCAGTCAGGAGAGTATCAAGTTCAGAATTAGTTAACTCAACACCATGTTCGCTTGTTAGACTTGAATGGGCAATGTAAGTTGATTCTGTTGCATTATAATCAACTAAAGTGAGTGAATTGTCACCGAAAACTAAACCGATAACAATTTGACGCTTGAAATTATTTGTATTTGTCACACTATCACCTATGAATTAGTTAAGAGTTCCACAGGTCACGCAGTATTCGATGGTGACGGATCTAGCCCCGCGATTTATACGCTGTGGAACTCAGGGTAACAGCGTATCACAGCAGCTTATAAGAAAGAAACCTCATCAGCTGGTTTATCTTCAGACTCAACATTAAGTCGCTTACGTCCACGCTGTAGCCGTTCCATCACCTCTTTGTCAGAGTTGACTTCAACTTTCTCAGCAGCAAGCGCATCAACAAATGTGTGTTTCATCACCATATTCAATGATGTATTACTGGCTGATATGTTTCCCTGTTGCCGGGCAATCAGGTGATTGTCAACTGCTTCCATCAACACCCACTCAGCATCAATGTGAGTTGTTTCGAGTCGCTGACTTAAAATATGATTGATTGCTGCTTTAATATGATCCTTCATCAACAGAGCTGAACCATACTCAGGACCATAACCTGAAGCCTCAGCAGCACGACGCGGTGAAAAGTCTTTGACATATTCAATGACAAAGTTCGCGTGCTGAGGTTTTAACCCGGTCAATTCAACTGATGTAATTCTTTGTGGCATGGTTGCTTAGTTACATCCCTTCTGGTCGCTTGTCCAGACCTTTCTCAGCCAGTATCGCAGCCATGTCATCAACATGTAGACAGTCACATAAACAAGCCATCGTCACATTACCGCCGTTAATCGGTGCGATAGAACCATTGCAATAGTCATTACCTGGCACAGCATCAAATAAAATACCGACCACACCGATCCCATTCGAGACATCAACAATCTTGTCACCATTATTTGCTTCACGTCCGTTTCTATAATGCATTTTGATTCACCTCATTGTTAATTAAATTTGTAGCAGATGAGGTGGGAGTCGAACCCACTGTTGCAGTAGCAACTTCCATCACTATTTTCTCATCCACCGATAAAGTGTAGCACAGCAACATGAAACAGTGAATCTCACCGATATTTTGGGCTGTCAGGTCACGTAAGTATTAGTAATCGTGCCCAATCACCCTGTTATGTGACTGTCGCTACAGATGTTTTTAAGAGTTATCCACAGGTTTGTGCTACATAGTTACACTGTCGCTGTGCGCGTTAAAACGCTGAGAATCACACCGAAAAAGCCCACGTACACTATAACTCAGATATTCGACCAGCTTGAAAATGAATGTCTTTAATTTCCAGCCTAGCAATATGTGAAACTAGTGTACTAGTGGATGTCGTAAGTCATTGATTTATAACACCAACAATTTAAGCGTTTTTTCAACTTGTTATTTATCAACAACTTACGACATCTACTATATAAAAATAGTGTGTGTCTCTATAAATGTTTTACCTTAAATATCAAGGGGTTACCACGTCCACTATAATCTGCAACGTAGACGTGGTAAGTCATTGATTTATAACGAATCGGAAAAATGCCAAAATTAACCCTTTAAATATCAACGACTTACCACGTACACTATCAATATTCACTGTCGCTGTAAATGTTTTACCTTAGTTATCAATAGGTTACAGCAGAATCACAGCAACACTGACGCGCACAGCAACACTTCAACTGACTCTGTAGACATTTTAACGCGCACAGCATCATAATAACCACACTATTAAAGTGCTTCAACGACACATCTACTAGTACGTACACTATAGGGTGTACGTGGATTATCATCTATATAATAGTGTCGCTGAGAATGTTTTTTAAAATAAAGCTTGACGCTGTGGTAAAATATGACCGTGTATTGATGAACCCACCATTTGAAAATCTGCAAGACATTGATCATGTTCTCCATGCTTTACACTTTCTTAAACCCGGTGGACGCTTAGTAGCAGTCATGTCACCGAGTCCTTTCTTTAGGAGTGACAGAAAGTGTGAGTTATTCCGTGGCGTGGTTGAGAAGCTAGGCTGTGAAGTGGTTGATCTCCCCGACGGTAGCTTTAAAGCATCGGGAACAGGTGTGGCCACTAAACTATTAATACTTGATAAAGACTAAACAGTTGACACATGTTCTACATTGTGCCACATTAACCTATACCTTATTCAACCACTATAAACAGGTGACACCGATGAAATTCGAGATTAAAAATAAATTTACTGGCAATATTCAGTTTGAATGTGAATTAGATATTAAGCATGAAAGTGAATCAAGCTATTTTAAATTAGGTTTAGCCATAAAGATTGCAGTTAAAGATGGTGCCGATTTGTATGGTGCCAATTTGTATGGTGCCAATTTGCGTGGTGCCGATTTGTATGGTGCCAATTTGCGTGGTGCCGATTTGTATGGTGCCAATTTGTATGGTGCCAATTTGCGTGGTGCCGATTTGTATGGTGCCAATTTGTATGGTGCCGATTTGCGTGGTGCCAAATACACCGATGAAATCACCCTTGAAAGGACACCTTTATTTATCCAGGGTTTAAACTGGGACGTAATTATTCTTGATGAACACATGAAAATAGGCTGTGAGTTACACAGTTTAAAAGAGTGGGAATCTTACGATAACAAACGTATTTTAGAAATGGACGGTAAAACCGCTCTAAAGTTTTGGAAAGAAAATAAAGAAGGTTTACTAGCAATTGCTCACGGGGATAAGCGAGGGTTGAAATCATGAACTTCGCAGTTAACAACACGGACTTGAAGCTATGAGATTCGACCATGCACCTATGATTATTTATTCCGAGTCAAAGGCAGTAGAACAAATGAAGACAGGAGTATTCACTTGCAGACGGTGCGGTAGCTTAATTAAATGGGACAGTCGCACTGCAACATATATAAAGAGCGTCGAACTCAACCCCGAACAAACGCAACTGTGGGAAAACTGCTACTTCGACAATCCACCGGGCGACTTGTGGCTGATTAACTTATTTGCCAATGAGCACTATTACTTGAAAAACGGTCAGATTGATAACAGTAGACTTGTAACTGATTTTAATTGTTAAGGGAGAGTGACAATGAGTGATTCAGTATTGATATCGAAAGATGAGTGGTTTAGAGCAGCGGGATTAGTTCCCGACAACTACTACGGAGCGTTTAATGCTCTGTGGAGTGAGTACGAACAGCAGACCAAAATGCTGTTGAGAATGCAGGAATCGTTAATCGAACGACCCATTGTACTTAAAACAATGGAAGATGCTGATGTGATAGAACAGCGTCAACAACTCAACACCGCAATCGAGTTACTTGAAGCATGCTCAGAAGACCTGTTCATATCAGGTGATGATGCTGAACTTGAAACACGTGTTGATGAGTTCATTAAATCGGTGAAACACTCAGGGGCGCATCCCAGAGAACGAAGTGAACGAACTTTATTTATTTGTTATGTGTTTTAACTGAAAGGATTTAATGATGCCGAAATATAGAATTATTTACAATCGAGTACCTAGTGATCCTTGTATTTGGCAATTACAGCAAAGGGTTTATTTTTTCTTTTGGGAAGAAATGTATAACTTTAGCAGCGCAACATCAGCAGCTAATGAAATATTATTATTAATGAAAGACGACACATAACGACTTTTAATAAGCGAGCGCCACAACAAGGCTCGCAGGAAACAAGCGGAACTCTACAGCGTCCGCCTTAATTTATTTGTTATGTTGAAGTTAACTGGAGAGTTAAAAATGGAAACGATTTTCGATAATTTAAGAAACGAAGCTCTTACTAGGCTGATCAAGTTAGAGCCAAAAAATGCAAGACAGGATATGTGCTTGGAAAATGAAGCTTTAGAACTGGCTGGGAAAATAACTGTAGCCTTTTTTGATGAGCTATTAAAAAGCAAGAAATTAGAAGCATAACATAAGAGTAGGCGGCCATGGGCGCAATGTATTACGCCCCGCGCCGTATATCCTTTTAAAAATAGGATTGTGATGACTGATAAACATTTACTATTTAAAGCAGGGTTGAATCAGGGGATGTTAGCTGAGAAACTGGGTACTAAAGCACCCTATGTTTCCAATTTCCTCACCGGTGAAGGTCATCTACCCCGCTGTGATTGGCAATTAATACATGAATATTTTCTTGAATTGAGGTGTAAGGATGAATAAGCAAGGTAGCTTCACAATAAAGTTCCAAGATGTTCCATTGGGTTCATGGAATCTAAACGGTAACTGGTTTCATAACTCGTTGTTAATGATGAGTGAATCTGAACAACGTGAGCATAATGTTAAAGGTGGTCATTTT